AAAACAACAATGGCTAATCCAACAATTACAATAGTTGGCAGAGTAGGGCAAGATCCAGTTAAGCTTAATGGAGGCGGAGTTAGACTACGTATTGTATCTAATGACCGTGTAAAGAATGATTCAACAGGTAGCTGGGACGATAAAGACACGTCATGGTGGACTGTAAAGGCGTGGAAAAGTTTGGCGGAACAAAGTATTGCTACTTTAAAGAAAGGTCAAGAAGTAGTTATTGTAGGTAAGATTTATGAAGAAACATGGAAAGATAAAGAAGGCAATAGCCGAACATCTTATGACGTTAACGCAGATACAATTGCAGTAACAACATGGTCGCTATCAAAGAAAGAGTCTACTCCAGCATTCGATAACTCATGGTCTACAAAAGCAACATGGGATATTGAATCAGTTGAGGCACCTTTCTAATGACAGAATTCCTTATTGGATTAATGTTTGGTTTTGTATTTGGATACCCTATAGGTTTATTCATAGATAAATGGGATAAGAGGATAAAGAATGGCTGAAGATAAGAATACTCTTGAATTAATCAGCGATATCACAGAGTTTAATGATTTGCATGAGTTCATGAAAGATGAGCACTTAGACAGAGCCCTATCGATTGTGGTAAAATTATTAATGAATCCTGATGTCCCATCTGCAAAAGCACCACATTTAATTATGGAGCTTCAAGCAATGTCAACAAAGTTTGCGGTGCTTGCATCTGTATACTCTACAATTGCTAAGGACAAGGCTGGAACGGCAAACAATAACAAAAAGAATATATATTATTCTGTAAAAGAGTCCATAGACAAACTGGTTGATGCGCTTAAATATGTTGTGAGGTATAACTCCTAAATGGGTAGAGATATAGTAAAGAATCTAAAGTTTAAAAAGCACACAGGCAAATTTTTTGATCCAGAATTGTTTGCTCAATTGCTTGATGAGTCATATAGAAATACAAAACGTGCAGACGGAGAGATGACAAAAAAGTCATTTAGTCCAAGTTCTCTTGGATACGGTCATGGCACCTGCCCACGATACTGGTATATGGCTTTCTCTGGTGCAATGTTTATTGATGATAATGATGCAGTTGCGGTTGCTAATATGGCGCAAGGCACACAAGCACATGAGAGACTTCAGAAGCTTATCTCTACTATGCCTCAATTTAAAATGGAAGAAGAAGAGATCGTTAATGAATACCCACCTATTAGAGGGTTTATAGATCTAATTATGGAGTATGATGGAGAGACCGTAATTGGTGAAATCAAAACGGCCAAACAAGAGGTGTGGGATACAAGACAGTCTGAGATGAAACCTACTGCTAATCATATGCTTCAACTACTAACATACATGAAGTTGAAGAATGCTAAAGAGGGATTCTTTCTTTATGAAAACAAGAACACTCAAGAGATCCTTGTGATTCCAATTTCAATGAATGAAAGAAATACAAAGATTATTGAAGACACATTCCTATGGATGTGCGAAGTCTGGGATAACTTTCAAGATGGAGATCTACCAATGAGACCATCTGGGGCTACAAAGTCAAAGATGCCTTGCACATACTGTCCAGTAAAGAAAGAATGTTATTCAAAAGAAACACCTACGGGCACAGTTCAAATTGAAAAGTTTGAGGTTCCATCTGTATGATTTGTTCTAATTCGGAATGCAAAAAAGACTTTACTCCAAAGACACATAATCAAAAGTATTGCACCGATGAGTGTTGCCGAATTGCTACTAACCGTAGAATTATGGAAAAGTATTATGAGCGTAAGGCTATTAGAAATGGTGCCTTAAGGCCATGCGGTAGATGTGGGCACCAGTTAAGCAGATACAACAAGGGTGAATTCTGTGCTATATGTGAAAAGAATATAAATCTTGAAAACAAAAACAAATTGTTTAGGATGATAGATGACATTAGCTAGTTTAAAGAAGACTCAAGCCAGTAGGGTTTTAGGCATAGATGCCTCAACTAATTCTATTGCTTTTTGCTTAATGGAGAATGATATCCCATTAAAATGGGGCAAGATTAATCTAACTGGCAATGATATATATGAAAAGATTCATGATGCTAAAATTAAGATGGCTTCAATGCTACAAGAACTTAGATCAGATTATATTGTTGTTGAAGGAGCAGTATTTGTAAAGTCTGCTGATGCTGTAATTAAACTATCATATGTTTATGGTGTTGTTATAGCAGAGTTAATGTCTACGGGAGCTAAGGTCATTACAATAGCACCTTCATCTTGGCAGGCATACATAGGAAATAAAAATCCTACAAAGGAAGAAAAGGCGGCTATCAGGGTAAAGAATCCAGGATACGCAGACTCATGGTATCAAAACCAATTGCGTAATATGCGTAAGCAAAGAACAGTAGACTACTTTAATAATAAGTATAATCTATCATTAACAGATTTTGATGTGGCTGATTCATTTGGAATTGCACATTATTCTAATAGTATCCTGACAGAACGATGAAGTTCTATCAAAACAAAGATTGGCTGCATAGAAGATATGTAGTTCAAAAGAAAACAATAACAGAAATTGCTAAAGAATGTGAAGTCTCTGCTATGACTATACAGAGATACCTAGAACAGTTTAAATTAATTAGGAGAAGATAATGCTAAAGGCGGTATTTGAAGATGTCAACAATTTTAATTGCAGTGATCTTTATTTAAAATCAATAGGTGCCCCTGCTGGTAATCAAATATGGTCAACGTGCCATGAAATTGCACACATGCTAATTGAAAAGAATATATCATATGGCAACTCAGCTTTAGAGCCTGCCAGAATATTTTCAACGGCGGACTCAACAGAACAATTAAAAGTTCGTATTGATGATAAGTTAAATAGAGTTAAGAACAATCAAGGATATGCTGGAGACAATGATATTGATGATTTGATTGGTTATTTAGTATTATATAAGATCGCAAAGGCTAAATCTAATTGACATTTTAGTCGACTGAAAGTATAATATATTAATGAGCGAAATAGAATTATCAGAGCATTTTGATAGAATGAACAGGGTAGTTGAAGAACTTCTTAAAGGAAGTACGCCTACCCAGATTGCTACTACTACTGGAATACAGCGCAAAGAAGTCCTTGAGCTAATCGATGACTGGAAAGACGTTGTGCATAATGATAGCAACATTAGAGATCGTGCTAGAGAGGCTATCTCAGGGGCTGATCAACACTACGCTATGCTTATTAAAGAAGCGTGGAAAACAGTGGAAGACGCAGATCAATCTGGTCAGCTGGGAATAAAGTCTGGAGCATTAAAACTTATCGCAGACATAGAAACCAAAAGAATTGCAATGTTGCAGTCTATTGGCGTATTGGAAAATAATGAAATTGCTGCACAAATTGCAGAGACAGAACGTAAGCAAGACATTCTTGTTAGAATTCTAAAAGAGACTACATCAATATGCCCTAAATGTAAGATGGAAGTAGCAAAAAGATTATCTCAAATCACTGGAGTAATTGAATCAGTTCCAGTAGAGGAAGCCGATGTCGTTTGATTTTACTGACCTTATTGACATGCTCGATGGAGAGGAATTTGATGAAAAACCAGTCGATCTTAAAACGTTTGTTAGAAGTCCAGAATACCTTGGGCTTCCAGAACTTTCCGACTACCAGTACACGCTTATCGAAAAAAGTTCTCAGATTTATAAAGAGTCAACGCTTATCAAGCTTTTTGGAGAAGAAGAAGGAAGAATAAGGTTTAAGCAAACCGCAAACGAAGTAGTTGCTCAATTAGGAAAAGGTTCGGGAAAAGATTACTGCTCAACCATTGCAGTATCATATATAGTATATTTACTATTATGCCTTAAGGATCCAGCCACATATTATGGAAAACCTCCAGGGGACAGCATTGATATTATTAATATTGCTATCAACTCTCAACAAGCAAGCAACGTGTTCTTTAAGGGATTTAAAACACGAATTGATAAGTCCCCTTGGTTTGCTGGTAAGTATAATGACAAGGCTTCAGAAGTTAAATTTGATAAAGCTATTACAGTACACTCAGGTCACTCAGAGCGTGAAGCATGGGAAGGTTATAACGTAATCGTAGTTATCCTTGATGAAATTTCAGGCTTTGCAATTGATAATACAACAGGGCATGAGCAAGCAAAAACAGGTGCTGCTATTTATGATATGTATCGTGCATCTGTAGACTCTCGTTTCCCAGATTTTGGTAAGGTAATCCTATTGTCATTCCCTAGATATAAGAATGATTATATACAGCAAAGATACAATGCTGTCGTGGCAGAAAAAGAAACTATTATTCGTGATCATAAGTTTAAGATGGATGAAGATCTACCAGATGACACACAGGGAAATGAATTTAGTGTAGAGTGGGAAGAAGACCATATAATTTCTTACAAGATTCCAAGGGTGTATGCACTTAAAAGACCAACGTGGGAAGTAAATCCAGTTAGAAAAATTGATGATTTTAAAGTAGCATTCTTTACAAACCCAATGGACGCCCTGTCTAGATTTGCATGTATGCCACCTGATGCTGTTGATGCATTCTTTAAATCAAGAGAAAAAGTTGAGAAGGCTTTTAACAAGGGGCACCTTGCTATAGATAATTTTGGCAGACTTGAAGACTGGTTTATTCCAGATCCAGATAAAGAATACTTTTTGCACGTAGACTTAGCTCAAAAGCATGACCATTGTGCGGTAGCAATGGGTCACGTAAACAAATGGGTTAACATTAAAGTTACTGATACATATTCACAACCAGCACCAATTGTAGAAATAGACGCAGTAAGATTTTGGACACCAACAAAAGACAAGTCTGTAGATTTTACTGAAGTAAAAGATTACATTCTTTCATTAAAAACACGAGGATTTAAAATTCGTGTATGTACCTTTGACAGATGGAACTCTCACGATATGATGCAACAACTAAAACAATACGGCATCAATACAGAGATTCTATCTGTCGCCAAAAAGCATTATGACGATATGGCAATGATTGTGGCGGAAGAAAGACTATCTGGACCACATATACAATTGCTTATAGATGAATTACTTCAGCTTAAGATAATGAGAGATAGGGTTGACCACCCA